TAACGACCCAATCAATCTAGGAACTGACACTGTTGGAAATTATGTTTCTGATATTACTGCTGGTACTGGGATTGGAGTTACTCATACACCATCTGAAGGTTCAAGTCCTACTGTATCTTTGGCTAACACAACCATCTCGCTTAATGGTTCGTCAATTTCTCTAACTAGCGCAGGCGTACAAACAATTACTGCTGCTGCGGGAACACTTACTGGAGCGACGCTTGCTGCTGGAGTCACCATCTCTTCACTTACAACTGTTGGCACTATCGGCACTGGTGTATGGCAAGGCACTGTAGTCGCAGGTCTGTATGGTGGTACCGGCGTTGCCAACTCTGGTAAAACGGTAACTCTTGGCGGAAACTTAACTACATCTGGCGCATTTGCTACTACCTTAACCGTAACGGCTTTGACGTCTTTGACTTTACCTACTTCAGGAACTGTTATTTCGACTGGAAACTTATCAAGCATTACTACCGTTGGAACAATTGGTACTGGTACTTGGAACGGCGATGTTATCGCTGGTCAGTATGGCGGTACAGGCGTCGCTAATACTGGTAAGACAATTACTCTTGGCGGCAACCTAACTACATCTGGCGCATTTGCTACTACCTTAACTACAACTGCTGCTACGAATGTAACATTACCCACCACTGGTACTTTGGCTACTCTTGCTGGCGCAGAAACTTTAACAAACAAGTCACTTACTTCACCTGCACTAACTACTCCGACTTTAGGAGTTGCGTCTGCTACCACGATTAACGGTTTAACGATAACTTCAAGTACTGGTACCTTGACAGTTACTAACCTTAAAACTTTATCGGTATCAAATACTCTTACTTTGGCTGGTACCGATTCAACAACAATGACATTCCCTAGCACCTCAGCAACCATTGCCAGGACTGATGCGGCGAACACTTTCACGGGTATTCAAGCAATGACTTCTCCCGCAATTACTACAAGTTTAACAACGGGTAGTGCTTCTTTTGACTTAATCAACACAACAGCAACAACAGTCAACTTTGCGGGTGCCGCAACTACCGTAAGTATTGGCGCAAGTACGGCCACTATAAACCTTGGTGGAGGAACAACAGGCGCAACAGTAAACATTAAGGGTAGCCTCACTGTTGAAGGCACGACGACAACTATCAACTCAACGACAATCAGCGTTGATGACAAGAATATTGAACTCGGTTCAGTTACCACTCCCACCGATGTGACTGCCGATGGCGGTGGCATTACCCTCAGAGGAACAACTGACAAGACACTCAACTGGGTTGATGCAACAGATGCGTGGACTTCTTCAGAACATTTTAATATTGCATCAAGCAAAGCATATTATATCAACGGTACTTCTGTACTGAACGCGACTACACTGGGTGCCGGCGTAGTTAGTGTTGGAACAATCACTACGGGTACTTGGTCGGCTTCATTTGGCGCAGTATCTGGCGCAAACCTGACCACCTTGAACGCAAGCAACTTATCAACAGGGACTATTTCCTCTACGATAATGAAGAACTCATCGTCAGTAGATGGAACGACAGTAACAGTAAGCGCAAATACTACAACAACAATCGACACCATTGCAACGTCCAGTAACCCACAGGCAATTGAATACATTTTAAGAGTAAGCCAGAGCACGACTATGCGTACCTCAAAAGTATTAGTAAGTCCCAATGCAAACAGTAGTGCGTCAGCCGTTGACTACGTAGAGTACGCAGTCATTGAAACCGGAGGAACACTCAGTGGGATAGCGGTCGCTGCTTCCGTTAGTGGTGCCAACATTCTACTTACCGTCACAACAACATCAGTAAGTACGATGTCTGCCGAGTTTATAAAAACGGTTATGGTGTAATTATGGCTGTTAGTTCATTCAAAATATCAGATGACCTAAATCTTGACGGTGTGAAGTTTAATATTACTGGTGCAACGACTGGTCAAGTTTTAACTTACGCATCATCAACAACGTCATTTGTCCCTACAACAGAAACTCCGGCTGGAACTATCGTCATGTATGCGGGCAGTAGTGTTCCGTCTGGTTGGCTTTTGTGCAATGGCGCATCGTTTTTAAGCGGCACTTATCCAAACCTCGCTACCGCTGTTGGGGATATCTATACCACGCACTCAGGCACCACCTACTATTTGCCAAATCTTGTATCAAAAATTCCAATTGGCATGAGTTCGGGCACTACTCCTTCATTAACAACCTCAACGAGTTCAACAAATACTTTCAACCATTCACATACAGCAGATTATGGAACTAGTGGCGCTGCTGTACAGCAGTCACACTCCCATACCTCCAATGGAGATGGAGGGCACTCTCATTCCGTGACGAGTGACGATAAGGGTAACCATGCACATGGTGGCACTCTCGCGAGTGCGGGAGCACATAGCCACACTCATAATACTAAACTTGCCAACCCCGCCAACGCACTAACATCATTCTCAGATTCATCACATACACATGGCACTACCGCTAGTAATGCAAACCATTCTCATACTGATGCGGCGAGTAGTGCAAACCACACACATACCGCTACAGGCAATGCGGATATTTCTCATACTCACGCTATTACGTCAATTACTTCGTCGTCACAAAATACGAGCATCAGCAACCACAGCCATGGAACATTTGCAGTGATGCAAGTAATGTTTATCATTAAGACATAATCATGGCATCATCCAATTTTTATACACCAACAACACTTACAACCAGCAGCGTCCTCATAGATACTGCTGGAGTTACTGACAAACGTAATCTTGTTTATAGTTCGAGTTCCAGTAAATTTGTTGCTACAGTTCAAGCAATACCGGTTGGAATAGTGCGAATGTACGCCAGCGGAACAGCACCAACTAATTATCTAATTTGTAATGGCCAACCAGTTTCTCGTACGATAACATATGACAAATTATATACTGTCATTGGAACAAAATATGGGGCGGGAGATGGGTCGACAACCTTCAATGTCCCTAATTTGATAGACTACGCTTTTCCATATGGTAGTGATGCCAATACAAGCCTTACAACAACTATCAATATAGGCGTTGACTCAATTGACGCCAGCCACACTCACAATACAACATTATTAAAGACTGTTGATGGCGGTTCCGTCAAACTTACTAACCACGGACATACAGGCAGTGGAAATCAATCTGCCTCCCATACTCACAACTTCGGAATTTCTTCTGCCAATTCCGGTGCGCACACTCATCAGAGCAACTCAAACTCAACCGCACATGGCCATACCTATCAGGTATCAAATAACGTTGGCAGTGGTAATACTCTCAACACTAGTGGAAACCACACACATACCCTTAATAGTGCTACTGAAACCCATAATCATAACGTCAATGCAGCATCTACACATGAACATGCATCCAGTTTTGCAGGTGCCACACATACCACGCACAATTATAGTATCACTCTTGCTACCATAGAACTCAATCATTCACACACATATGCGTCAGCAACTGGCGTTTATTTCTACATAAGGTATCAATAATGGCTGAATCAACATTTCGGATTCCATCCACAATCACAATAGACAACATTGTCATGGATGCTTCGTCTCCCCTTGATAGTGAAGTGTTGATTTTTAATGGCACTTCTTTTGTTGCTGATAGTATTGTTCCAGTTGGAACTATTGAGATGTGGGCTGGCCTATCTTCATCAATCCCATCTGGCTGGTTGTTATGTGATGGCGGACAGTATGCTATAGGTACCTCAGGGTCACAGTACTACGCCTTATCTCAGATAATTACCACCAGGTATGGCAGTTACACAAATGGCAGCGGCGGTGTTGGAAGTAGCCATTTCGTAGTGCCAGATATGATATTAACCCACAGGATACCTTACGGGATTACGAGCGGAGCAAATGCTGGAGGAACCACACAATTATTTGCCCAAACTTCTTTAGCGCATAACACTCATACGCCAACTGCCAATGCAACGACAAGTAGTGGAGGTGATTCGTCACATTCTCATACGCTGGACAATAATAGTTCGCATAATCATTCATTGGTTGCTTCAAACTGGAACCATGCTCACAACACTGATGTCCCAAATGGGACACACAGACACAACATAGGAACAGCAAATGCAATAAATACAAACTCTACTGGAAACATCTCACATACTGCAACGGACCATCCTAATCTTACTAGCGATAATGCACAAGTCCATAGTCATACAACCGGAAATCAAACATCAAACGAAAATCATACCCACACCATCCCTACCTCAAATTTAGTAAGCCACTCACATGACTGGCCAAGCAGCGCAACTTCGAATATTGCAAGTGTTGCTTCGCATAATCATACCCTCAATGTTATATCAATATGTTTTATCATAAAGTTTTAAGGAGATAAAATGTTGAACAACCATCCAATGCATGAAACCGGAATCGGCTATTATTTCCGCGAAATCGGACTGACTGATTCTGTTGGTTTATTTAATTTCTGCAAAGCAGTCAGAAATTTCAGATTTGAGGCTGAAGTAGATGAGAGAACTAATTCTAATTTTAACCGATGCGATAATAGTGCTTCGCGCAATGTGTATCTTCCAAGCGGATTTCATGAATGGGACCATGAACTAAACGCATGTTCGTGTGGTTCTACCTCAAAGCCATATGGGACAACGAATGACCACCATACGTGCTTGACGCATTGCAAGGTTTTTCGGGTGCCGATTCAGACAGAAAAGGGATTTATTGTTTATCTTGAATATTTGAATTCAGAAAATGAGGATTACAGTATGCAGCACTCAGAATGTAATGCCCGCACATTTCAAGAATTGTTTCGTGGCATTTTAGAATGGGCATGGGTTCATGAAAACATGGGCAATAATGAGCCCATCGCTGTTTCTGCTTCAGATTTTATTAATGAAATCAATATTCCTGAAGATATTCTTGATTGGCTCTGGTCTTCTATTCCTGACCAAAAAGTTGCAAAATATTTACGTGGGTTTACCGATGCTAGGATGAGGGCTTCAATTGAAAATATTCCAGATATGACGGATGAATTCAACCAGTGGATGGAAGAACTTATTTTGCATCGTCCAACAATTTGGCCATACGGCCCACGATAGGCAAATTCCAATCATGGACATAACGCAATATAATCACATATACCCAGTGAAGCATGACTTTGATTCATCGCGCTCCTCCGTCTTCGTGCAAGTTGACAACAACTCCTATTCACTTAGAATTGATACAACAGGAAAGTTGGTATCCCCTTATCTGTATCATTTGTTTATTGACGAGAGGGGCAATGTATTTCTCGCAATGAATGGGGGTCTTAATACGTATACATTTACTTTGTTTTACGAAAACAATACTTATATAATTAACAATATTCGGCATGAGTACATAGCAGAACTAATTACAAGGCCGGCAAACTCTTCAGTTGGATTTTTCAAATTCATGGATTCTCAACCAGCACGCAAGTATAGCGAAGAAAGGTGCGATGCTGCGATGAATGGGCCAGCAGTATTTATACGGGAAGGCCAAGTGGCAATTGGTCATGAGGTGAACAGTTTGAGACCCTTTGCCTTAAGTAACTTGGAGGTTTATTTTTCCTTACTTTCTATTGATGGGGTGGGGCACTTGATTTATGTAAAGTACTTTGAGGGACAAAATGACTCCAATGAAAATTTTGATATAAACGAAAGCGATTTACCCACTTCATCAAGGGCTCTTTTGCCAACCCTCAAATTACTCCTTGAATGGGCTGCGATGACACAATACCCCTGGTCCTCAAACGAACCGATAGCACTTGCGGCGCACGATTTTTTGTGTAAGATTGGCATACCTGATGAAGTTAGGGAAGAAATTGAGGAAAATCAAAGCGACATGCATGTTTATAGATACCTACGCGGAGAAACAGATGCAAGAAGGCAACCTCCAGTTGAAGAACTTTCAGAAATGAAACCACTGACAAAAACATGGCTAAAATCAAAAATGTTCTACGACAATATTGGCCATCTTTACAAAGATATGTTTATTTAAAATGACCGCAAAATACGTACATCAAGGTATCGCTTATTATGAAAACGGGCTATCCGATGAACTGTGTGATGAAATCTGGAATTTCTATTTTAATAATCTGCATAAATCTTCTCCAGGAATTACCATTTCTGGCCAATCGTCTGGCCCAGATAATGTTAAATGGAAAAATACATTTGACCAAGATGTCAATAAAAATTTCCTAGGTGAAGAACAGATTCTTGAACAACGAAAAATTATTGATAACAAAATCTATGAGCAAATTAAATCAACAATTACTGATTATCTGAATAGTTTCCAATATTTGGCTACTGCACCAAACATTGAAGACACTGGTTATCTATGGCAAATGTATAAACAGAATGATGGCTACTACAAAGAGCATATTGATGGCGAGCCATGGTCATTCAACGTCTATAACAGAGTTGCCGCAATATTGTGTTACATCAATACTGTTGACGAGGGTGGCGAGACATACTTTCGTTATCAAGATTTAAAAGTTAAGCCACAAAAGGGAGCAATTGCATTGTTTCCAACATCTTGGATGTACCCGCATGAGGCACTTGTTCCACTTTCGTCTGAAAAACTTATCCTTAGTTCATTTCTCATTTGCCATCCTGTTGATTTCCATGTACATAAGGCAGAATGAATGATTTCTGTCATTACGTCAACGCTTAAAACTTCGCGTCGGTAGTCATCCCTTTTAGTCTTTTTCGACTAGATGGCTGTCATTGAGTTCGTACCAGCCCTTGCCCCAGAGGGTTTGTAGCCGTGTGAAATACTTTTCATACATAAGTCCCACCGCATTGAGGCCGTAGCGGTCTTTGGAGTACCGGCTTATTGCCTTGCGGTCGAGGTGCTTTGCCGCCTCCGCAGCATCCATAAATTCTTGCAAAGTATGACATCTAAAGCCAGTGACGCCATCAATGACAGTCTCCGTAAACGCTCCCCAATCAGTAGAAAGCACAGGCGAGCCACATGCCATTGCTTCGATAGCAACGGTACCAAAAGGTTCAACATAGATGGTTGGGGTAAATGTAGCGATTGCCCCACCCATGAGTTTTGAACGCTCCTCGGTACCAACTACGCCCACATATTCGCCGTAGGAAGGTGGAGTCCCCTGACCAGCAATCACTAGACGCTTACCAAGCGCCTTGCATACGTCTACGGCAATCTGATAACCCTTGCGCTCTGTCAGCCGACCTATGTATAGGTAGTAGTCGTCGGGTTCTTCTTGTAGGGCAAAGTCGTCAACGTCGATATAACTTGGAATAACGGTGTCAAAGAATTTGCCATCAAGGGTATGAGGGTCGTTGACTTTGGACCCGTAACAGGCGTGCATCCATGCATAGGACTCAAACACCTTGTAGTTAGCAAACCACCCGCCATATCCAATCCCAAACTCCACGCTCAGTTCGTTGGGGAAAGCATCAGCAATTGGCTTAGAGGCATATCCAGTTATGAGGCAGATGAAATCTTTGTGTTCTAGGCGTTCTTGAATACCCTTGATGACGTTGCCGTTGAACTCAACCCAATGAGGCAGGTTCCAGTCGAATGACGCTGCGGAGTAATGGTTGTTCCCAACGGCCTTTAGTCGTTGCTCCTCGGTAATGCACATGATGTGCTCATCGCAGGGTGCTTCATTGAACTCGCCACCATAGAGAAATACGGTGTGCCCAAGGTTCTTCATCATGATTGCAAATTTCCGCACCTTCTCCGTGTAAGCGCAGGCGGTGAAGGCTTCAGTCGTATTTGTATGCGGCAAACTCACTAAGTGAAAACGCATCATTTCCCCTTGAATACTGCTAGAACGACGCTATCCACACAGGAATGAACCTTTGATGTCGCGTACATCTCGTAAGAAAGACCAGTTTTATCAAAGTATTTTTTTAATTCAGATGAGCGTTGTTCCCAACTATCCATATTGTAGTCCTCGTAAAGAATGTCCTCTATGAGATAAATGCCATCATCTTCAAGG